GATCAACCCATGTGCAAATATCGTAAAACACGTCACGGGTCCCGTATTTTGCAGTGATCCGGTGGGATTTTGAGGGAGCGGCGCTAGCTCGAACAATGTCCCAGGCGGCCACATACACGGCGGTCCCATCATTTGCGTTTTCCGATTCGAGTAAAAGGCCCTGAGCTTTGCCTGTGAGCGCTTCTAACGCTGCACGGAACAGGTAGGCGTGCGCCTCGGTGTATAATTCGTTATTTTCGATGATTTTGATAAATTGATTTTTCATTTTTTTTGGTTTGGTTGGTTTTTTGGTTTGTGTCAATAGTCTGCGGGCTCGCCGGTGGCGGCTGCGATGGCTTCGGCGATCTGGTCGCGGAGCTGCTCGCCCTCGGTGCCTGCGGCGTCTCGGGCGTCGTAGGTGTCTCCCATGGCTTCAAGGGCGGCGCGGAGTGCTTCGAGCATCTGCGGAGCGGCGGCGATCAGGCGGGCGTTGGCGTTATCTTCCACGGCCAGCACGATGGCATCGGGCCGGATGCACTGGGCAACACAGATTCCTATGCGGTCGAGCCCGGTGATCTCGGCGAGGCGGGTAATGCCTGCGGTGTGAAAATACGGCCGCATGCGCTCCAGCGTTTGCTCTGGAGTGCAGGCGCGGTGGGCTCCTTCGTTGTTACGGTTGCCAGTGTTGCCGTGGGGTTCGTTGAGTTCGGGTGTCATTGTTTTGTTGGAATGGGATGTTGTAAAAGCCCGCCACGCGCTGTCACGTAGCGCCACGTGACAGTTTTGTATGGGGTGGATGCAGTCTGTCATCGTCCAGTGAGGGATTAGTGCGTTGCGCAGAAAAATCGCTTTACGCGTCCCTTTAATTTGTGGGGATGTTATTTCACACTCCTGATTTTCGGGAGGAATACGGATTTCCGTGTTTGTCCAATCTGTGTTCATAAAAATTCGCGCCCTTCAGACATGCCGGAATTAGGCTCGGGGGTAATTACCGGCTGGCCATCCACCAGGGCGGGCAGGATTTCGGCGTCGTCGGCGGCCAGCTCGGCCTCCGTGGTGTGGCCTGGCTCGATGTCGAGACGGGCAAGCGCCGCCTCCATCGAGGAGGCGGCGAGGGTGAGTTGCTCGGGTTTCATTCGATTATTAGCGGTTCGGATTTATCCTCTTCTGCGTAAACGCTGAAACGGATGTTCCCTCCGACCGTTGTGCCTCGGTTGTGTTTGCCGGCGGGAGTGTAGCCGATAAATGCGCTGTATTCGCCGAGCGTTTGGTCTTGGCTCCAGGATTCTAAATTGCAGGTGCGGGCATAGCCGGTTTTGCCGTATTTTTTGCGAGCCATGCGGTCAGCAAAGATTTCGGCCGCCTCGCTCATGTTTTCTGCCGTTACTGCCCTGCAGCCTGATGTTGTGTATTTTTTCATTTGTGGTTTGGTTTGGTTGGTTTTTTGGTTTGTGTCAATAGTCGGCTTAATTTTGGATTACTCCGGCGTCGGCGAATGAAAATATAGGGAATCTTCCTCCTGCTGAATCGCCGATGACAAGGTGATCTATTAGGGTAATGCCGAGTATGTAAGCGCCTTCTTTCAGCCTTCGGGTAATTTTATAATCGGCTGCGCTTGGGGTTGAATCTCCGCTTGGGTGGTTGTGCATGACAAGAATGGCGTAAGCGTTTAGCGCGATGGCTGGCCTAAATACCTCGCGGGGGTGGCATATTGTTTCGTTAATAGTGCCGACGCTTACGAGGGCGTGGGCTGTGACTTGGAGTTTTGTGTTGAGAATGAGAACGACCATGTTTTCCCGCTCGGGGCTGAACCAGTCGGCTGTGGTGATGGACTCCTGCCAGTATTTAAGGGCGTTTTCCTTTTCGCTGCATACAGCGCCGGGGCATTCTCGAACGCGGTTTATTTTTACCTCGTAGCTGGGACCGTCAAACATGGAAGGCGTGTTTTCGTAACCGCCGGCGCGCACAATGGCGGCGCGGGCGGCTTCCTCTTCCTGGGATGAAAGAATTTTGACGGGGGCCGCGATAGTTTCAGAAATAAGGTTGAAAGGCATTTCGTCGGCGGTGAATAGTTCGGTGCTCATGGTCATGTCCTCCTTAAACGGTGCGGTTGAGGGTTGCGGCAAACCCAGCGAATGCCAGAAACAGGGTGAGGCCGCCGATAAATGCGGCGGGGCCGTGGGTGAGGGTGAAAGCGACGCCGAGGGCGAGGCTGAGGATGGAGGCGGTGGCGAGTGCTACCGCGACTGCTTTTTCGATTTTTTGGATCATTTGTTGTTCCCGGATTCGCCGGGCCGAGGTCGTTATTTTCCAGATTCGCTGGACCGTGGCGGGCCGTGGTTGGCTCGCCTGCCAATGAATCTATAAAGGTTCAAAAAGGGTGCAAGATTTATTTTTATTTTTTTTGAAAATATTTTCTCAAAAAATGCTTGACACTCGCGGAGGCTGATGAAATGGGCCTCGGCGGATGGCTATGGAAATTTCGCAAGCGGTTTTTTCTTTTCGTATCCCCAGTAAAGTTCTTGGACGGGGGAAATGATGGCGATGCGTTGCGGGGGCATTTCGTCGGGCAGGAATAGCTCGGCGGCGCGGTCGCCGTTGCGCCAGCGGGCGCGGAAAATATGACTGAGAGCGCCGGTGTAGGGCCATCGAGGGCGGCCAAGGCTGGTGAGCTCGGGGCGGATTTTGAGCGTGACGGGTGCGGCTCCGAGCACATTGCCATTCCAATCGACGATGCCGCCTGGCGGGCTGGTTTCGATGAGGATTTCCACGGGCAGGGCTCGCGGGGCGTAGGTCTCGGGCTGCTGGCTGGCGCATCCGGCGAGGAGTGGTTTCATGGGCTTGTTAGGTCGTGGATTTCGCTTATCCAGCCTGGCGGGAGTTCGGGGTTGTCTGAGTTGAGGATCCACCAGCGGAGCGCTGCCATGGTTCGAGGGGTGGCAAGTTTCCCGATGATTTTGTGACCTCAGTGTTTTTCGTGATGCTGTAAACGGAAGCCTCCTGCGCCGCTTCTGTAAGAGCTTCCCTCGCCCATTGGCTGCGTGTCAGGCCGCCTGCTGCGGCCAGCCTGTCTATCTCCGCGCTGGTTTCAAGGTCAACGGTAGTGCTGACTACGGCGCGATTTTTACCGGGGCCGTTCGGCGGTTTTTTTCTTTTTGGCATGGGACCAACATAAAACAAATCTGAAACAAAATAAATTTTTTTGTTTTGTTTCTATACAGAATCTGTATAGAACTTTTCAGAGGTGAGTAAAACACCCCATAGACATGACAAAAATCGTTCAAACCAAAATCCCCGCAGAGGTTGATGAAATCATCACCGAGCTGGCCAAAAGCCAGATGGTGAGCCGGGCCGCCATCGTGCGGCAGTTGCTGGTGAAGGCCGTGGCAAAAGCCAAATCTCAGGAGGGCCAGATATGAGCCGCCTTTTTTTGTGCCGGGCGATGGATCCGCTGCGGGGTCCCTTCGGCGATTATGTGAGGGCGTCGAGCCGGGAGGCAGCGCGCCGCCGTTTTTTTGAAATTTTTGGATTTCGGCCGTTTTCTGTGGAGGTAGACAAATGAACACCCCGGATGCGGTGCTCTGGATAATTTGGTCCTGGGAGGCGCTCTGTGCCCTCGGGCCTGCGGCTTTTTTGGCTCTCGTGGCCTGGAGGATGGGCGAATGATCGAGCAACATTATTCCTGCCGACAGGTGGCGGCAAAGCTTGGCGTTTCTCATGGCACGGTTCACAAGGCCGTGACTGATGGCCGGATTGGGGCGGTTTCTTTTGGGCACCGGCTTCTGATTCCAGAATCTGCAATCCATCAATATCTCGACACTCACCGGCTGGGGCCTGCGCCGACTCGCCGGCTGACTCGGCCGGGCATCTCCGCCTGAGCGCCGTCTTTTTTGTTTTTTATGGAATCCACCCCTTTGCAATCCATGAAGGCCGCCGAGTCTGCCGCGCCGTTTCTTTTTAATTTTGAGGAATTGAGTGCGGAGAAGTTGGAAGGCGTCGGGGAGTTCACCGGCGAGCGTTTGCTTGCCCGGCGGCCGGATGCTTACCAGGCAATAATCCGGATGAGCGCCGAGGGGTTGAGCATTTCCGCCCAGGCTCGGGCGCTTGGGGTGAGTCGGAACACGGTTTGTGCCGTGAGGGATCGGGAAGGGTTTTCTATAGAGCAGGATAAAAAGGATTTGTTGCGGGATGTTCGGCGGGCTGCCCGGCTTTCGGTGGAGAGGGCCATCGAGTTGGTGCCTTGTATCCAGAACGCCAAGGACGCGGCCATCGTTGCGGCGGTGATGGTGGACAAGATGCAGTTGCTTTCGGGCGAGGCGACCGCCCGCGTCGAGCGGGTTGAGGTCAACCAGGACAAACTTTCTGAGATGCTGGCATCGCTGCCGGTGCTCGAGGCTGAGGTCCTGCCGGTAACCGGTCCACACGGGAGCGAGCCGGGACAAAAGGGGCCGGCTGCGGCGGCGTTGCCGGGTGCCGGATCGGTGGGCGCTGAGGGTGGTATTGATATAGGATCAACTGATTTGGGGGCCATTCACCTACTGAACGCCGAAGCGGGGGCCACTTTGAGGGGCCACATGGCCGAGGATGCGGCGGTCGAGCCGGTCGAGGTCGAGGCCGTGGCGGTCGATCAGGAGGGGGGGAGGGGGTCTGGATTTTCGGAGGCCCCCCCTATGACACCCACTGATTTGGGTGAGCAGAAAATTTTATGCAAAGGGGTCTCTGCGTCGCAGGAGGCCGCTGAGGAGCTTTCAACTAACTAACCTATGGCTGACTCAAAAAATAAAAAAAA